CTGGTGAGCTAGATCAGCTCATGGCGAGGACGAAGAAGTCCTCGACGGTGGTTTCCCACCGTCCCCAATCAAGGCCGTAATATTCTGTATCACGACCTTGACATCCGATTATGTGCCACATTGATGTGACACATCGCTCCGGAGCGTAATTCACGGTGTCCATTCGAACACCGATCGTTCCGCCCTGAATCGACCGTTGCAAAAAACTGACCAATAACCCGGGAGGGTTATAAATCAGTCGCTTCGCAGATCTAGGTACGACAGCTTTCTCCATTTCGAACCTAATCTTTGGGACCCTAGGCCGTAAGGCGTAGTACTCCCAGAAGTTAGGTCGTTTGCTGCGCAGAAATTTCCGCGCAACACAATGGGGAACCTGGATACCCGAATCTACATTCTCGAAAGGTGGGACGAGGTGAATCTTGCCCTTCAAGGAATTGAAGAGAAGGCACAACGTCTTATCCAATGAGATACCGTGATTCGTTACAAAACGGTGAAGCAAGTTGATTGCAACATAGAAGTCCTGCTTGTGACGCAACCTCTTGATATAGACACCACGGATATCGGTGCCTTGAAAGAAGTCACTACCGCAAGACTCCCTGAACGGACCTTGTACGAAGGTCTTATCGTTGTTAACCCTGAACCCCAGTAAGGCAAGAAGGTGAATGACGTCCTCGGTTATTAGCCGGGGACAAATAATGTCATCACCGTAAACGCCCCATAGGGAATCAGACCTGTTACGTCTTTCGGGTATTCCCCGAAAATGCAAACAGGCAACGACAGCACATGCGAACAGCATGGTTTGCAACGGAAACGTAAAACCGTTTCCCATTGTAGAGACCATATGCAGCTCGACTGTGCCCAGGCCTTCAACCTCAGTACATGGTGTGCGCAGCTTCAACAGAAGCTGCAGCATGTCGGGCGGCAAAGCCCAACGCAACATGTTCAGTGAGATTGAGTCGGAAGCACTACTTAGGTCGATTGTACTCAGACCATCGGTAATACTGCCTAACCTGGCGAGATCTCTGTTTTTGAACTGCTGGTTCGAGAGGTCGATATTGAATCTCGACTTCAACCGCTGTTCTAGTATATGGCCGAGCCCTAACTGAAAGAAAGTATTCAGGGTTGGCTCGGTGCATATACAGCGAGAGATCTTCTCGTTCTTCGGAACGAAGCTAAGCTTAGAGCCTTGTACTGTCCGGGTTGACCCATAGTTTTCGATCCGAATTAATTCGGCACTCGACCATTCTGGGAACGAACGGATACAATACCTATACCAATAGTACAAGCTTGGGTGGCTACAGGTTAACGGCGAGGAGAAGAGCTTTGTATAAAAGCTCCCACCTCGTGCCGCTATGTTCGCGCCGGGACCTAAACGAGCATAATGGAATATGTCGCGTAAGTCATCGACGAGACCATAACTTCGTGCAACTCCAGAGGAGGTAAACACGCGTCGTTGCCCGAACCAAAAGCTGTCGACGGCCTGCTTAAAGCCGTTAAGGAGCTCTTCAGTTCTCCAGTCAAATTGACTGGGTAGAGACCATTCTTTGCAAAGCTGGTTGCTCTGCAGGAACTTATCAAGAGCTGCTTTATCAGCCGCTTCTGTTGTGTCATACTCCCATTTTTTGATGAGAGCATTACTCAATGAGACGGCAGCAGCCTCCTTGATGGTCATTCCGGGCCAGAACTCTCCTTCACAGGGGAGCCCTTGCTCGGACAAGTCTTGTTTAAGGCTTGCAGAAAGAACAGAGGGACTGATTGTCACGCAATGTACTCCACGTTATGAGACGGGACTAATCTGACGTTAATGGCAGCCACAAATGCACGGTGCACAATTGTGAAGGAGACACCACCCACAACAAGGTTCAGAGCACAGCATATCGCTGTCACTGAAAACTGATGGGGTGAAGTCAAGAACTTCATAAGAGGGCACAACTCGGCCATGCCGGGCGTTTAAAACCCGTACTGTACGAGACATCTGATGGAGCCGAACTGTATGCGGAAGGGAAAGAATCCCTCCTGCATACACGTCACATGCCACCCAGGAACTGGAAGGCATGCCAAAACTCACGGAAGACAGAGGAGCATGAACCTCCCACCGTCTGAGCACGTTGTTCCAGCGATAGTCGTTAGCCGCAAAGGCGTTGCGAAAGTCGAAGGGCAGCATTGCCCAGGTAGTGAGAGAGGACATGTTATTTCCTTTGTAAACGTAAGTAAATAGAAAGAGTCCACCCGAACATCGTTGTCCTCAGGACGAGGATGAGACGATGTTTAAACGACGCCAGTGATGAAAGTGTCGGCAAGATCGGCTGACTCCTCATTGAGGAGGCCTACAATGTACGACACAAACGCCTTGACGTTGTCCGGGTCGAACGTCTCCATGCCGGCCGGGATGTCGAAAGTCATTCGACAAATCGCCGTTACCGGCACGCCAGTAGCAGCCTCACCGCCCTTACGGACGATGATTTTGTACTGGTTCGTGGGGATCTGACCCCGAAGTCCAGTCACCGGGTTCGCAACCGGAAGGCTTTTAAGGGCCGACGGTTTGTAGAACGTCATGGTGAAAGGCTCCCCAGCAGTGTTTGCCGAAGCAGAACCTTGTGTGCCGCCAAGGGCGGTAACAGTCTTCTGCTTAGCATTCAATGCCGGGTTAAGGTCGTCCACTTGCGTGTACGTCGGGCTTGTGAGGCCCGTGACAGTCCCACCAGTGATGCTCGAATCCGGGCTCCAGGACTGGAGCCGCGAGCTGATCGAGAGCATGAATCGGTTCAACATTGAGGTCTTTCCTCGTGTAACAGATTTAGGACGATTGGTTTCTCAAAGGCTCTCTAAAGCCTACCAATTCGCCGAGATGTTGCCTTGGCTTGACCAATGAGCGCACCGATGTTAATCCACTGAGTCCCTAACCCTGGAATAGTGAATTCCAAAGAAGGTATCAACGAACCAACATAAGCCGCACGAGTAACGTCCTGCCGAGTGCTAGAGAACAAAGACCCGGGGGTAAAGCTGACACTAGCCCTATACAAAGGGTTAGTACTTAGGGGGTTATAGACGGGTTCGACAGAATTCGCATTGAGAATGCGAACCTGTCGAGTAGACCGATTAACCCACGCAAAGTCTGCACGATTAAAGCAGGCAGCTTCGAGTATCTCACCAATGTTGGTGAAATAGTCGACTACAAAGGAGTATGGGATAAGCTCCCATATCGTAGGTATGAAGTCCTGAAAGCCAAGACCTAAGTCTCGGACAGTCCCGTCCCAACCTGAGCGGTTGATGACTTGACCGTAAAACTTACAGTTATATTCATACTTCGATTCAAAGGTGACGCGAACCTGAACCTGGCCGAAGGCCGGTTGATGAATCAACCGGGGTCCCCAGCCTTCAGTATTAGCACCACCTCGTACTTCTGTGCGTGGCGGCCTGTAAGCGACGATTCGAGCTGCAGCTTTTGCAGCAGAGTCAATGTCACTTACAAGCGGCTTAACGCCAAAAGTCCACTCCAAGTAGCCTCCAGCGAGAGCCTTGCCGATTGCGCGATTCCTCTCGGAAGCGTTAAGTCGGCGACCAGCTCTTGTAACTCTAGCAGCGCGTGTAGCTGATTTCTCAGCTGCCACGAGCCACTCGGAGATACCCTTCCGCAAAGCTTTTGCGGGAGACGCTATCATACGAAGTGTTTCACCGAGCTCGCCGAGACAAACAAGGCCTTGCAAAGACCTTTGTGCTGAAACGGCTTGCTTCATGAACTTCGTAAGGGCCCGGTTATCGGTTTGAGTCATATTAGGGACGGTCGGGAAGGATAGTGAGCTAGGATGGCTCAGCGATCCAACCAACAAAGCCCCTTCCACACGTTGACCTGACGAGCGAGTGAATACTTCATAACTGAAGTACCCACCCAAACCACGGCGGACAGTTGTTCTACTGCCCTGGAGGCTTGTCGTAGCAGATTCGCCGCGAGCAATGCGAATACGAAAATCCTTGACTGAGTCTGGATTAGTAATACGCTGGTTAACAACCGATCCACTAATAGAATTAGAGGACCGTGTCAACTGCGTAAACCCAGAATTTTTGCCAGGGATCGCCGTACCCGTATACACGCTGCAATCATACGTCTCGGTGTTGGTCTTTGTGGACATGACTCTCTCCGATCACAATACAGGGATGATCAGCCCCGTAAAGAAATGTAAGGAAGGCTGGCGGAGAGCCAGCCTCACCACCAGGATTTATGACCCTGGTGATCACCTAAAACAGCGTAACATCACTGAAGAAGCCCAGAATGAGAGACTCGATGGAGGATTTCTCCTTCTCCGAGAGCTCATGACGGACTGTCCTCAGATCGTTATTAACTGTCAGGGTGCCATTCACAACGGAACGGCCTCGGCTACTCAGGTGGATTTGGACCTCAACGACCTTTACGGTTGGAGATGTCTTAGCCATCGGAGCCTCCTAGTCTATAACGTTGTGGATCAGAGTGTGGGCGAAAGCT